TTCCGGATGTTCCTTCACCAACTCGGCTTGAGTGATATCGCGACGTTCAGCATCCTCTATCAGAGCATCCTTATTCGGGGGATCAACAGCTTCAATCAACCGCGTCTGCGACATCGCCCCAACCTTGTTGAGCGCAAACGCCAACTGCCGCGCTTCCTCGGAGAACGCCGGGCTGGACGAATGTCCATCTACCGCCACGCGAGCCTTGTTCGATAGATGCCTAAACTGGAAGCTCACCGGCTTCATGCCCTTCACGGGCGGCTCAAGCGTCGGGTCTGGGTGTTCATCAATCTCCCCCGACTCGATGCCAGGTGGCAGCCACGCCGTCAGCGTCTCCGTGGACTTAGCTTGCAGCAGAGACAGGCTGATACCGCCGACGTTTGCCACCGAACGCTCGATCTTCAAGGCCGGGTCCTTGTGCCGGGCCGCACCAGTGCGCAACAGCGTCTCCGCATGGCCCTGAGACCTCACAGAGCCCTCGCCCTGGCCCTGCGTGATGTTCGGGGTGCCGGCGATAGTGTCGAACATCTGGTTCAACTGCGTGAAGTCGCGCCATATGTCCCCAGGCACGTCCTTCACGATGTCCTGTATCTTCGCGGTCGGCGATCCATCCGTGAAGTAGCCACCGGGGCGGTTCAGCTTAGCATAGGCGTTCTGGTTGACCGTGGTTGACCCCGACATGAACCGTGGTGGGTCCTCCTGCTTACGGAGCATGATGTTGATGCCGTCAATCCTCTTGTTGATGGACCGTTGCAAGAGTGCTACGAGATAAACGTAGCTGATACCCCAGAAATATCCCTCCAAAGGCAGAGGACAGAACTCGACAAATCCATGCTTTCCAGCAAGCGGATTCTTGTCATCGCGAGTTTTCATCGCGTTCTGGCTGGAAAACGCATTGAACAGTTCATGGCCGCCGAAGATCAACTGATCCCCGACAAGCGTCAGTGTCGCCCAATCGTCCTGATCGTCGTTCCAAACCCACAATTCGTCCATCGGCACGAGAGACTCGACAACCCCAGCCTCCATCGCAGCCTGCGGCGCAAACAGGTGAGTGACCATGCCACCGCTTGTTTGCGCAGGCGACCCTGACGTGGTGTAAGGAAACAAACCGCCAACAATAACCTGTTTCAGAACGTTGTTATGGTCCTCACCTTCTCTGGCCCTGACTGCAAGGTTGTCAACCGTCTTCATAATTTCTATCTGCCGCTTGATCGGAAGGCCGCTGATGATCTGCGCGAATCGCGAGCGTGTTGGGAAACTCGTGTGAACGAAGGCTTCTTGCTGTTCAAGCGAGGCGATCGATTCGTTGAAAACACCGAAACTCTCAGGCTGAAGCAGATACGGCTCTAGGCCATTGCGAGACCATACCATCTGCATGATGGTCTTGCCCTTAATCAGCGACCACATAGTCGCCGCTGAACAAGTCTCGTCAACCTCCGCCTCGGTGATGTACTGATGTAAGCCGCTGGCGGCAGCCATTCCTTTGGCTCGTTCAGCCGGCGACACTTGTCCGAAATAATCTATCGTGAAACGGAGATCGGCGGGGGAAAACAGAAACGCGGTGATGTCGCGAATCATGTCCTGGGTGCGGAGGAATGTCTGCGGCACGCCATTTTCATCGCCGGTCAAAAACAGATTCCGGAACGACAGTCCGCGCTGCACACGCTCAGACCGGCTATTGGTGCAAGCTCGCACCAACCTCGCGGCCCATCGCGCCCTATCCTTGACCTTAGACGGTATCTTCATGCCGCATGGTTACCACGCAGCGTGAGGTATCTGCAATAACCTGCTGATTCTGGACTACTTCGGGTTGAATGATCCGATAACGCGGTGCTCCGGCACGGGCGACGATCCAGGCGCCTTCGAGGTAAGGATCGGGGCGACGCCGGGCGAGGTGGCGGCGCTGAAGTTCTGTCCCATCACCGGTGAACCGGCTTGGGCGGAGATGGCGCGCTCGCCGTAAATGGGTGACAGGTCGGCCCGCACGGTGCGTGTCTTCTGCTTCTGACCACCACCCCAAAATGAGTCGGCTTGTTTTTGCAAGTGAGACGGAAGCGGCGGCGCAGACGATTCCCCCGGCCTGCGGTGATCGAGGATGTTGGTGACACCTTGATCCTCGGCGACGAATTTCAGCGCGGTGTCGAACGCCGTGGCGTGGACGCTGGGCGTCATCGGGAACTTACCGGCCGCAACGTCAAGTCCCAGGTCTGGGACGTGCGACTCCTTGGCCTTACCGCCGCACGCCTTGCGTGGGCAGCGTGGCGTCTTCACCTTGGCAGGGTCGGACGTGAGGCGATCGACGTGAAATCGAGTGGCGCACTGTCGGCACCTGAAGTAGTGGCGATAGCGCGGGCGATCGTCTTCACTCATGCCATGATCGCTCCCGGTGCCACGCGCCCCGTCGCCACACGCCAAGCCACTGGCTCATCCTTAATCGGTTGCCGGTTCATCGGGTCTGACCAGAACCCGTGAGGCACCCAGCGCCAGCCGTTATGCCGCGAGGTTTGGCGCCACATCATGTTGAAGACGCGGCCGGAGATGTCAATCCCCTCCTGTATGGACCCGTCGCGCATGGCGTCCGGCATGAAGTGCCACGGGTTTTCCGGGTCGTGCGTAGCGGTCAGGACGGCGGCGACGGCCGGCGAGACTTCGGGCTCTTGTGGCGCATCTGTGGCTGTCTGGGCGTCCTGTAGAGGCTCCGGCGCGGCCTGCATGATGGCAACCACTTCGGGATCGGCCATGACGGTCCGAGGCGGCGGTATGACTGGCGCTATGGTCATCCTGGCCTGCGACTCTACCCGGCGCGGCTCGTCGTGTTGCTGGTTACGCGGCGGCTTCATTGCGTTCCCTCCAAGCGGAGACCACAGCGGCGGCGGGGGCGTGGCGGTTTCACGACACCTTCTCCGGTCTGGAAGCATCAAGCCATGCCTTGCGTAGTTTCATGGCGTCTATGAAGCGATGGATATATGCTTGAGCTTGTTCTTGGGACATGTTGTCGAGAGTCCCTCCTCTAAACTCTCCAGTTTTAGCGAGAGAATCAATAGCCTCGTCGAGTACCTGATTCGTAAACTCTGGCGAAAATGACGGTTCACGTTGCTGCTCGTCCATTCTTATCCCTCCACTTTTCCACCACCGCTATAGCCTCCCCGACCGTCTCCGGCAGAGGTTCATCGGACACTACGTAGACCAGTTCCGGCTCGTCCGCCACCTGTATGAACGCCAGCCTCAAGTCAGGGTGCGACAGATAGCGCGTCGTCATGTGGCTTGTCGGGCGCGGCCAGTTCGGCTTGATGTCAGACGATTCTAGGCGCTCCACGCTCATAGCTCAAAGGCCCCTTTGCTCGAAGAACGTACGTGGAGGCGGAAGGTCGGCCATCTCGTCAGCCGCCCTCAAGATCGAAAACACGCGCCTGTTCAACTGGTCAGCCAAGGGTGAAATCTCCCCCGATTCCTTCTTCCTCGCTCCATCCCACGTTAAGCCTTGCGAAATCAAGCCCGATCGCAGGTTCTCCACCCAGGTCCAGTTGGCAAGGGCCATGCCGAACGTTCGATCGTCACGTTGCCGGCCAGGAGCAGAGGCGCCGATGTCGCCCCGTGTCTGCACGACGTTCGCCATTTCATCAAGTAGAGGGATGGACCGGACTTCGATTAGATTGGTTACCCACGAGTCGCGCAGAATGTTCATCATGCGGAACTTTAGGTCAACGCCTAGTTTTGTGTTGTAGGCAAACCCAGGACCCGGCGAGTCTATCCGGCGATACAGGTGCCAGTTCGCTGCCGGCAGAAAGTCGTCAAGTTCCCACTTCGGACCTTGGTTGTGACCGATTGACGGTAGCTTGCCTTCAGCCTCACGGCGAGAGCGGTTCTCCGCCATCTCCTTCTCTGCCAACTTGCGGATTTCGTCTTGATACATCTCGGAACGCATACGGACGCGCAGATCGTCAAACGCCTGCATCACCGCGGCGCCGATACCGCCAGTGAGGTCGATATTGATCCGGCAGTTCTGGTATTGCCCCGCCATGTAGGCGGTTACCCATGCGCAATGGCGGGTCTCGGGGATGGAGTCGGCCCACTCGGCGACTTGCACCAGTTTGTCGGCGAAAACACGCCACACGGACACGCAGTGATTGTTGCTGTCTTCGCTCCGCCCCCCGGCAGGGTCCACGCCAATTACGTAGATGCCTTCCGGATGAGGCTTCTCCCACACACGCAACTTGATCTGATCGGCTGGTATTGCGTAATCGACTTCCTCCACTCGGCAGAGGTGGAACTCGTCGGCAAGGTAGAACTGATATACCTTGTAGCCAAACCCGCCATTTTCTACGCTGGGGTCTATTTCCTTGCCTTCGGCCTCCTGCCTCTTGGCAAGTTCATCGTTGGCATCGATAATGAACTGGCGGCGCTGCGCGAGCAGGCGGTTTTGGAAGAAGGAGACGCCAGACTGAACAAAGGCCATTTCAGCCGTCCAGGGCTGGTTTTGATCCAGGCTTCCTTCGCTCGATCCAGGTATCGTCTGCTGCCAGCGATACCAAGCCAGTTGTTCCATAGTGACTTCATAGTTGTATTGCTCGCGCACCTGCGAGATCAGTTCGTTTTCCTCTGGCGTCGGTTCATAGGTTCCGAACTTCTTAAACTTCGGATCAGACATCCTGATCTTCTGACGGTCGTGCGACCACCACCCGACGAACATGAAGCGCGACGAGAACTCATCGGCCTGTGCGGCTTCACACATATCCTTCCAGTGATTTGGTCCGGCGGCGGTTCCCTCGAATATGTATAGCGACCTCGGATTATCAGGCGCCATCGCATGCCGGAACGATTCCAATCCCTCTTCTTTCCCGAATCGCTGGACCTCGGTCAAGTGGCCTACAATGTACCCCTCGCCCTCTCCCCAATTCACCTTGGACTTGCCGGCTACTCGCATATCAAGACGCGAGCCGTTAGAAAACTCGAAGCCGAATCGATTATCTCTTACTACGCTGAACGACTTACCCATGAACGGCGCTAGCGACGCGACGTATTTGCGTATGGTGGTCCTGTTCTTGTTGCTACTTTGGTCGTTTTCTGACACGAAAATGCCGATGGTGTTGGCATGGTAGGCAAGCCAGAACAGCGTAATCGCCAGCGTAATTGTTGTTACGCCCAGCTGCCTTGACTTTAACACGTAGAAGACGTGTATGCCGTTCTCCAGGCCGTCGCAAATCTGTTCAAGTACGCGCGTTTGCGATGTCCAGAGTTTAAGCTCTATCCCCTCTCCGTCCGGGTCAGACTCAGCGTGTTTTGAAATGATGCGCAGAGCCTTGACATACTTCCTGAACAACGGAAGCCACTTGGTGGCACTCTTAGCCATCTGACCACCCCGGAAACGCCCCGGCCCCGGTGACGACGAACCCACGATCTGGCTTTGCC